TCTGCGGTGTCTTCTCCATAGTGCCGCGCAACCATAACCCCTGCAGTAAACAATAATGGCTGAACAGGAGTGAGATATTTGAGAGTAATACTGTGAGATAAATGAAATGAAACGGAATAAAACAGAACAAAACGAAACGTAAAAAAAAATAAAGTTTCACATAGCGAAAATAAAAAAACGCCGAAAATTACACGTTTAAATGATGCTCAAGAATGCTGAGGATGTCGGTTTCATCTTCATCGGAAATACCCAAAAAAGCCCTGCCTTCAATATCGCCCCAAAGATTGGGAAACTCTGATTTAGTACCGCCAAATTGCATCATAGCGGCTTGTTCCGCCGGGCTGCCGATTAATAGGGTATCTGCACCACGAAGTTGATAGTCAATGGTATCGCCCAGCGTTCCGCCATCGGTTAGCGGCCGACTGCCATTTTTACGTTCCAGGGTAGAGGGCTTATTAGTAGCCCATGCTGTGCCGTCTGGGGCGGTTGTAGATTCGAACCGTTGCTGAGAGGACTCTTTTAGCGTTTCGCCGATCTTCCTCGCGGCGGGGGATAAATCACCAGTCCTCTGCAATAACTCATTAAATTTAGCTACGACCCGGCTATTATCGATTGAGATTTCAATCATGATATGCCTATCTATATAGCTTCAACATCGCCGCCACTGAATATCTCAATGGCGCTCAGGATTTCGCCATCATCGACGCCAGGCAACGCCTCACGGCAACGTTCCAGCCATTCATTTTCAGGATATTGCTGCATAATGTCGGAAATGATAGTACCCATATTCTCAATCATCTTAACCACCCCAATGTTTTGAAGACCTCATCAATAGCGGCCGCTATCGGTTCAAAATCGGCAGCGTCCCACTGTGACGCGCCATAGGCCGGGTTGCTCGCTTGCATTATTTTCTGTACCTGTCCAATCATAGCAGTATTATTACTGCGCGTCGCTACCCACTGAGCATACGACCGCGCCCATTGCTCCTTAGCCAATAGATAATACTCAGCCAATTCTCGAATCTTAAAATCGCTGTGTGTTTTCATAAGCGTTTTTAAATTATCCGTAGCAGCGCTCGCCTCAATAGCCGACCGCCAGTTATCCAACAGCGGGGCTTTAACAGAGGCATACACCCCAATATCCCACAATGCCTGGTGATCGATGAAATGCCCGATTTCATGCGCGGCGGTCAGCTCTGGATTTACCGACGCTTTAGATATAGCAATCTCGACAGGCTTTCTGCTTAATTCTTGATAGACATACCGCCCCTGAAACTTATAGCTGGCGCTGTTTTTTACCGGGATTACAGGCAATTCGACCGCACTGTGCAGTCCGTCTATTTCCATCAGCACCGTATTTACGGCAGTTTTAGCCAAACCGCTTTTAGGCAATTCAAACGCACTGCTGATTAGAGGCGTTGAGCTTTTACGAGCTTCCATATCCTTCTTAAACGCCTTGCCCAGTTCCTTCGGCAGGCTTGCCGCCTTATTATCGATAAAGTTCTTCATCTGGTTTGAAACCGGTGCTCCCGGCTTATAATCAAACCCATAATCAACGCCTTTAGGCAAGGTATGCACCACGCCGTTGCGGTCTATCTTTTCATAGGTGCCGTCATTCGGGGCCGGTTGGCCTTTATATTCGCCTGGATTGGCCGAGGTAATACGGCAGCGGCAGCCATAACCGTTAGGGGTAAAGTGCGTATCCCACCAAGGATCGTCATGCGGCAGAACCGTACCCGACCAGCTTTTATGCAACGGCCGTGGGTGCGCTACCGTATCATTATGGACATATTTCCAGTTCGGATAATGCTTAAGCAGATCCGGGTGAGTCAGCTGCGCATAGCGGCCCGCGTTGTAGCTGGCCTGGATATTGGTGCTGTAGATCACCCGCGTCCGCCAGTCGCGGCCCGCCTGGGTATCCGATCCCGTCCAACCTTCCCAGCCATGCGCTCGCACAATCCCGGCAAACTCCTTCCTGAACCACTGAATGGTTTTGCCGTCTGCGATCGCTTTATCAACAGCACCGCGCAGATCGGCCAGCAGGTCGGCCTTGGCCGCCCCCGCCACCACAAAGGCGCGATTGTGAGCCGCAGCTAAAATATCATCGTAATGCTCGGTAGGAAGATTGAGCTTTTGCCGGAAAAAATCGATTTGTTCCTGGAACGGCAGGCTGAACTTGCCATCGCCACGGGCATTGAATGCCAGCTGGGTGGGAGATAGCTTTAACGACATGTTTTAGGCACCGTGCCGTCTTTAAACACAATCCAAATTGTTAGCATCGGCAGCACATTGATGCAGAGCCGCCTATTATATATAGAGTAATGCGCACCTATCCAAAACGCACAGGGATTAAATAAAACGCCAACCAGCATCTTAATTCTCCTCACTCGTATGAATAGTCATTTCGCATAATGCTTTGATTTCTTCAGCACGGATTAAATGCTTTCGGGCTGATTTAACTATTCTCACCGATTGACCAACAGATAAAAACATATCAATAGCGGCTCTCAGAGTATGAGCTTCCGCATCAGTGAGTCGATTGCCATTAATTATGATAGCAGGTTGGTTAGCCATCACCCTCCCTCGCTCACATCAAATCGCCCCGACAAATCCGCCGCCGCAAACGCCAGCGCCATGACTTTGGATAATTCACCGTTATCCAGATCCCCATAACCATTCAGCAGATCATCACGCAAAGCCTCCAGGCTTTCGGCTTGCTCAACCTTCAGCTGTATCGCACTCACCATCGATTTGATCGATACCCCGGCAGTTGCTGTCAGCAAATCAGTATGTGAATCGATAGCATCGCCCAACTGGGCAGGATTATCCCCCTGCCCAGGCTGTACTTTTGCGGGTCCGTTCGTCCCGCTTACGGCAGTATTCAAATCACCGGCCAATGCCGCCAAAGATGCCGCAGCCGGATCGGGTTGTACCGGTACCGGTTTGGCATTACTCACCTGCAAAACCGGCTCGTTTCCTTCGGCTTCCGGGATTTTTAGCTTTTGATGGGCATAACGCGCCGGGATACGCATCCCGATCGCCGCCAACTTCGGCAATGCATCGGAATACAACTGTAAATCGTCCGGTTCCTGCGTGTCCGATACGAACGATGGGCAGCGGTTATCGGCAAACAGCCCGTTCAGCATCGCCATCGGATAGACCAGGTGCGCGGACAGCGTTTGATCCAGCTGGGTGGCGTCATCGTCGCGGATATCCAGGCGCACCTCGTTATGCACGTCGCCTAAGCTACGGTTGCCGTTGGCCCCGGTCGAGCTGGTCAGCGTACCGCCCAGTATGGCCTTGCTCTGGCTGGCTTCGCACCAGTCGATCATGACTTTGAAAGATTCGGCATTGCCATTGGCCACAATGCCTTGCAATTCCAGCTGCATGGAATCGGGGATAATGCCGGCGGCATTGTGGCCGATGCTGAGCACGGTGCGCAGCAGATCCGTCTTTTCTTTTTGTCCCGCGCCCGCCGGATACTTGCCGACGCGGATCGGCAGACCGTAGATTTCCAAAAACTCGGCCAGGTCGCGCACGCTGAAATTCTTGTACAGGTACGGCCAAGCCAGCGAACGGTACAGACCGGCACGGGCGATATAGCCGGCTCGGGACTTGTGGGTGTGCACGATCCAGCCGAACGGCTGCAACGGTGCGCCATACACCGCGCCGCTTTGGCGCAGGTGCAGGGTGTTGCGGTTGTCCGGCGGGCAGGTGAACCAGCTCGGCGGCCGGTGCTCGATCTGGTTGGGAAACCAAAGGCCCTGCGCGGTACGCCCCCAGCCCAGTTCCAGGCAGGCATAGCCGTGGCCGATCGCGTCCAGCGCATCCATGCGGATGCCGCCGATATCCAGCTCGTCGCGGATCAGGTCTTCCAGCAACTGGGTGTTTTTCTTCTCGGTCGCGGTGGCGTTGCGCGGCGGTTCCAGCGTCCAGTCCAGCTTTTTGACGGCCATCTCGCGCTTGTGCATCTCGGCGTCGATATGGGCGTCTTTTTCGCGCATGTCCATGTACAGCTCGGCCTGCGCGATCATGTCGCCCTGTTCGGCGTCCAGCAGGATGCTGGCCAGCCGCGCCGGGGTCAGGCCCTTGGAGGGGTGTTCGGCAAACTCGCGGTGCAGCAAAGCCGATTGCGGGGAATCGGTCTGGCGCTCTTTCACGTCCGCCGGTACGAGTTTCTTTTTAAACCAGTCTAAAAATTGCATTACCAGGCCCCTTTGCGCGTGGCGGTTAAATCGTCGGTATCCCAGTAGCGTGTTTCTTTGCTGGGTATCGGTGTATATTCAATGATCTGCGCATCCTGCTGGCTGGCAAAGTAGGCCAGCGCTTTCGATATCGCGCTGTCGCCGTGGCGCTGGTTGCTGCCGGTTTCGGTCTTGGCCTTGGGCAGCTTGATAATGCCGCCGATGACCTGCAAGGCGCGCAGGTCGTTCAGTTGGTCGGCATCGGCCGGGATGGTCAGCTTGCCGTCCTCGAAGGCCGCCTTGAACTTGGGCATGTTGGCCAGGTACCAGCTTTCCGACAGCTTAATCTCGTGAATGCGGCCCGATCCGTAGCGGTGCCGGGCCTGCTCGGCCAGATACATGCCGTTGCCGCCCGCATCCAGCGCGCCGCCGATCAGCCTGGGCAGGCGGTCAACGATGTAGAACAATACCTGCTCCTGCTGCTTGAACGGGATATTGCGCAGCTCTACGGAAAACGGCACGATGCGGTCCAGGTTCTGCTCGATCACCATCGGCTCGATCACCGTCAAGTCGCCCAGCCGCCCGAAGTCTTCGCCGAAAGCGTGATTCAAGGCCGGGTTCAGCTTGTTCAGTTCCGGCAGCAGCTTTTCTTCGCACCAGTCCTTGATTTCGGCCTGGCGCAAATGCTCCGGCCATTCGTTAAAGCCGTTGTCTTTGGTCAGCCTGATAACGGGATAACGCGGGTCCATCCGCGCCTCGATCAGCACCCGGCTCAAGGCCGCGCCGCCGGACTGGCTGGGGATGCAAAAATATTCTTCGTCGGCCGCTTCCTGGCTGGGGGCGTTGTCGATGATCTTCTTTCGCCAAGCGGCCTCAGCCTCAAGGCTCCATTGCTGGCCGGTCACAAAGCAAATGCGCTTGAATAAGCCATCGTCCAGCGCATCATCCAGCGTGACGCGGTGCACACTGTAAGGCTTGCGGCCGGCGCGCGCGTCCTCGATATATTGGTTGTACTCGTTATCGACGCCGTTATGGGTGCTGATAATGCGCACCCGCGCACCCCACATAATCAACGCCATCGCGGCCTTAAGCAGCTCATGTAATGAGTCGTGGAACGCAGCCTCGTCAATCACCACGTCGCCCTGCATGCCTCGCAAGTTGGAGGGCCGTGAGGATAGGGCGCTGATCTTGAAACCGGAATTCGGGAAGCGGATCGTGTAAGTCAGGATCTCCTTGCTACCGTCCTCGTCCTTGAACATGGATTCTGAAATAGCACCGGCCAGCTGGTTGAACGCCTTGGCGAACAGTGCGCACGCAGAGATATACTCCAGCGCCATTTCCTGCCTTGACCCAATATAAAAAACATTGCGGCCGCCGCGCCTTTTGGGCTTGGATGCCGTGATGACGTTGCTGGCTGATTCCGCCCAGGTAAATCCGGTACGGCGCGATTTTTCGCCGATCTTGACTTCGGACTCATCCTCAAACCAGCGCGCCTGGTAGCCCAGCAGCACCGGCTCGTTTTCGGGGAAATAGTCAGCGGTTTGCAGTTCTTCGACGGTCGTGGTCATTTGCCGATCAATATGCGTTTAATGGACGCTTCCAGCTCGGCGCTGATGCCGTCGTTTTTGAGTTCCTGGGTCAGTTCCTCGGCGGCTTCTTCGCGGGCCTGCTTGCGGATCTCGGCCTCAAACTCCCGTTTCCACTTGGCGCTGCCGATCGCCGACCGGTTTAAATCGGCAATCGCCCGCACCAGCTTGGGCACGGCGGCCATGCGTTCGGCTGCGTCCAGTTCGGCGGTGGCCTCGAACATATCCATCAGCTGATCCATTGCCACCATTTCGGTGGCTTCCATCAGCGCGGCTTTTTCGTCGTCGCTGGCACCGCGCAAGGCTTTGGCGATCTCCATACGCTCGCGGGCCTTGCCCATCGATTTTTCCATCTTGGCTTGCAGGTCCGAGCCGTGCCGCCAGACCGCGGTCTTGCTGATCTCGAAACCCTGCTCTTTAAGCCACGCGGCCAGGCCGACATAATCGCTAAACGCCTGATCGATCAGGCGCGCGTTCAATGCCTCCAGCACAGCAGGCGGCAGCAGTTCGACGGAAGAACGGGGTGCCACTAGACCGGCTCCGGTCTGGCTACGCCCGGCACGGTTGAAAGCCCTTGACCTACGTCGCCGCCCCTTGCGGTCAATGTCGCGAACCAGACGCCGTCCGGTTGCTTGGCCAGCACCAGGCCCTGCTCATGCAGCCATTGCAGATCGGCGCGCAGCTGGTCAGTCGATGCGACCTGACCCTGCGCGGCCAGCCCGTTTTTTAAGTCCAGCTCATGCAACGTATAGGCGCTGGCGGCGCTCAGCAGCTGCAAAATAGTCAGCCGCCGGTGGGCGGTCATAAAGGCGTTGTAGTCCATCGCGTTTCCTCTTAGTTGTTATGGTTGCGCCAGAAGGTGTCCATGCGCCGGGTCAGGTCGCTGACGTTATCCAGCGTCGCATTCATGGCCGCCAGCGATATCGCCATCGTTGACATGGCATCCGATACTTTGCGGATTTCCCGGTAAACCTCGGCCAGATGATCGTGGGTGGGTGATTTAGTCAGCTCCGTTTCCACGCGCGTCAGCCGTTCGGTATGGGTGTCCAGTCGCCCGTCGATCCGTTCTTCCAGCTGGCTGATACGCAGGTGCGTCCGGTCGTTGCGCCGATCCAGATACAGCCAGATGCCGAATACCGCCATCGCTATCTTGTAAATCACGTCCAGCCATTCGCCAAAAATCCCTATATTCATCGGTGCATCCTGTCTTTGAGTTCTTGTTCACGTTTGCAGTCTACGCACAGCGTCACGCCGGGCAGGCTTTGGCGCCGCTGCTCCGGGATCTCGATGCCGCATTCCTCGCACCATTCCAGCGAGACGGCGTCTGGGGCGATGGCCGTTTTTTGCTGGTGTTGCAGCAACGATAGGTCCTGGTGGAACAGCTCGGCGCGGTCGCCCAGCTCTTCGGCGTTCATGCGCTCGTCATTGAGCAGGGCTTCCAGTCCTTTCATCGTGCGGTTTCCCGGGTCGAGTCGATGATCAGCTCCAGCTGCTCGGCATAGTGCCGCTGCAGCCGGTTGCGTTGCGCCAGGCGCAAATAGGTGTCATCGCTCAAGCACTGCAAATCAGCCGACTTAATCGCCGGCAGCACCGGGCGCGGCGGCCGTGTCAGCGGTTCCTGAATGACTTGCGCCGGCAGTGGACTCGGGCATCCGGTCAGACCAGTCATTATCAAAATCATTACGCTCAGCAAGATGTTGCGGTGTGGTTGCATTGATCGTTTCCGCCCGTTGTTTTTGTTGTAATTGTTCGAGGTTGGTATTTAGCTTGTGCGTGCGAGCGATCCGGGTTTCTGCCTGATTGGCCCGCTGCGCTTGCCGGTCAGCTTCGGCCCGGTTTACGGCAGCAGCACGCCGATAAATCCAGATCCATACTGCCAACAAGGCTATGGCTGTTGCAGCCAACAGCATGAGAATCAGCATCGGTGTCATACACCCGCCTGGCTATTGCTCTGGCTGTCGGCCAAGCGTTGGAATTTGCGATCGACGCCGATATAGCCCATACCATTAGTGACGAGCATCCCCGCCATTCCGCTATCGAACAGGCCGAAGGCATAACCGGCCAAGCCGAAAACAATCGCCAGCCAACCGGCCGTTTTAGTAATCCAACTTTTCATCTTCATATTCCAAAATA